AGTTCGCGCTGAAAGACAATTACCAGCTTCTAGTAGAGATACTTTATACGAAGAAAATGTTAATCCAATAGCTACTTTCCCTGGAACAGGTGTTGTAGTATATGGTCAAAAAACATTACAACGTCAAGCAAGTGCTTTAGATAGAGTAAATGTTAGAAGATTGTTGATTGCTCTTAAATCTTACATTGGACAAGTTGCTCAAACATTAGTGTTTGAACAAAATACAGCAGCTACAAGAAATAATTTCTTAGCAGCAGTAAATCCATACTTAGAAAGTGTACAACAAAGACAAGGTCTATATGCGTTTAAAGTAGTAATGGATGATAGTAATAACACCCCAGATGTAATTGATAGAAATCAATTAGTAGGTGCTATTTACTTACAACCAACTAGAACGGCTGAATTTATTTACTTAGACTTTAATGTATTACCAACGGGAGCAACTTTCCCATCATAAAAGTTAAAAAAGTAAATATTTATAATTAGAATAAAATAAATAACAATGGCAGTATTAGATCCTAACGAAATATTTTTCACAGCGTTTGAACCAAAACAAGCGAACAGGTTCATCATGTATATGGATGGATTCCCAGCATACATCGTAAAAGGTGTAGGTGCTGTAAGTTTAACTCAAGGTTCAGTAGCTCTTAACCATATTAACGTACAACGTTTCGTTAAGGGTAAAACAACCTGGAATACAATTCAGTTTACATTATTTGACCCAATTACTCCTTCTGGTGCTCAAGCAGTAATGGAGTGGGTAAGACTACACCACGAATCTGTAACTGGTAGAGATGGTTACTCAGATTTCTACAAGAAAGATTTAACATTTAATGTATTAGGTCCTGTAGGTGATGTAGTTTCTGAATGGATTATCAAAGGTGCTATGATTACTGAAACTAATTTCGGTGAATATGGTTGGGATACAGAAAACACTGCTATCAATTTAACGATGACAGTACAACCAGATTACTGTATCTTGAACTTCTAAAAGAAATTCAACATTTCTATAAATAGAGCTTGGCTTCGGTCAGGCTCTTTTTTATATTCATATGTATACACGATAAACGTTATAACAAATAAAAATTATGAGTGAATTTAAGTTCCCAACTGAAGTAGTAGAACTACCTTCAAAAGGATTAATCTACCCAAAAGATAATATACTATCATCGGGAGAAGTAGAAATGAAATACATGACTGCTAAAGAAGAAGATATCCTTTCTAACCAAGCTTATATCCAAAAAGGAATTGTGTTAGATAAATTATTACAATCTCTTATTGTAGATAAAAACATTAATTATGATGATTTAATTGTAGGCGATAAAAATGCTCTTTTTATGGCAGCCCGCATTTTAGGCTATGGTAAAGATTACCCGTTCGAGTATAATGGTATGGAATATACTGTTGATTTATCCGAATTAAATCCACGCCCTTTTGACGAGGATTCAATCACTCAAGGTGTAAATGAATTCCATTTTACACTTCCTTCTACAAATACACCTATTACATATAAAATGTTAACAGGTCATGATGAGAAAAAAATTGATCGTGAACTAGCCGGTCTTAAACGACTAGACAAAATGAGTTCAGCTGAATTATCTACTCGTATGAAATACATGATTACCTCAGTCGGTGGAGATGAAGATACTAAAACTATCCGTGAATTTGTTGATAACTACTTATTAGCTAAAGATTCTAGAGCATTAAGGGAACACATGAGAGATACTCAACCCGATGTAGATATGACATATGTTTTAGATAGTGGTGAGGAGGTCACGATCCCCATTGGGCTTAACTTTTTTTGGCCTGACGCTTGATATAGCTCCTGAATTTAGGTTAAATCTATTTACTCAAATCCACCAAATCATATTTCATGGTAAAGGTGGATATGATTGGGAAACTATCTATAATATGCCTATTTGGCTTCGTAAATTTACTTTTAAACAAATAAAAGATTTTTATGATGAAGAAAAAAAGCAAATGGAAGAAGCTAAACAAGGGGGTTCTCAAACTCTAGTAGGTACTGATGGTAAAGTAAAATCCCCAGAATTCCTTAAAGGTGTAAAACCTAAAACTTCTTATAATACGGGGGCGTCAAAGAATTGACGCCCTCAATATTTATAACAAATAACCACGCATGGCCTCAGACGAAGAGATTAGAAACCAAAATGAAATGTTAGATGCTCAACTTAGTACAGCTGAAGCATTAAACAGACTTGCTCAACAAAGGGTAGTGTTTGAAGGTGAAGTTTCTGATGAAATAGCGAACGAAAATGATCGTATTCGCCAACAGTTAATTGTTAGGAATAATCTTAATAAAGAAGGTGTAAAACAACTTACAACCCAAAAAGAACTTAATAAAGCCACCAGCCAAAATTTAGGTATTGCTCGTAGTATTCAAAACATTACAGCTAGTGAACTTGGTTCTCAAAAATTAATTGAAAAAATCCAAAAAGACAAGTCAAAAGTTCAAGGAAATATTAATTTCTTAAAAAAACAATCTTTAGAAATTGATAAACAACAAGAACATTTACTTAAAAGATTTCAAAACTTAAAAAGTTTAGAAAAAAAGACTATAGAAGCTGCTAATAAAGCTGAAGCACAAGGTGATAAAGAAAAAGCAAATAATTTAAAATCTCGTGCTGCTAATCTAGGAGTCCAAGCTAAATCTTACCAATCCCAGATTGAAAATAATAATTCTATTGTTGATAGTTTAGACCAACAAGTTAAGTTAGGTGACAAATTATTAAAGGAATTAAACCAAGTAGAAGATGTTAGTAAAGCTATTCAAAACGATGGATTCTTATCTATATTTGAAACTCTAAAGAAAATAGTTAACATAATCCCAGGTATGAGAGAATTACTTCCTGGATTTGACCAAGCAGCAACAGCTTACAGAGAGGCTTTAGTTCTTCAAGAAAATCTAGGAGCTGGAGGTATTGGAGGAAAAAAAGGAGAAAAAATTAAAGGTTTAGGAGTAGACCAAGCAGCTTCTTTAAATGATAAAATTAAAGCCTATAGAGCAGGAGATGCTGAAGGTACTAAAGGAATGAGTAAAGACTTTATTAAAGGTCTTCCTAAAGAAGTTCAAGAAAGTTTAAAAGGCACTACAGGAACTGCTTCATTAGCTATATTATCTAATAAATTTAAAGATGGGGTAGCTACTTCTGTTTCTCCTTTAACAGCAGCCTTTACAGCACTTCAAAAATTTCTTAAAAACTTTATACTTTTACAGTTTTTAAATGCTATGGTTAAAGCTGATAAAGTAGCTGGGGATTTAGCTAAAAGTATGAATGTTACGTATCAAGAAGGCGTACAAATCCAAGATAATTTAAATAGTATAGCTAATACGACAAATAGTATATTTGTTACTTCTGAAAAATTAGCCCAAACTCAAATGTTCTTTAATAAAGAACTTGGTACTTCAGTTATGTTAACTGATGAACAGTTAACTACTATGACTAAATTGCGTGAAGCGGCTGGATTTACTAATGAAGAATTAGCAGGAATAGCCAAAATTTCAATTACTACTGGGAAAGAAGCAGAAAAAATTACAGGTGAAGTATTAGCTCAAGCTAGAATTTCTGCTACAAGATTAGGGGTAGTTGTAAATGAAAGGGATGTAGTAAAAGAAATTTCTAAAGTTTCAGCAGCTACAACACTATCATTAGGTAAAAGTGAAAAAGCCATTGCAGATGCTGTTACAACAGCTAAAGCTTTAGGTATAGAACTATCTAAAGTAGAAGCTATATCAAGTTCTATTTTAAATTTTGAATCCTCTATCGAAGATGAACTCTCAGCTGAATTACTAATTGGTAAAGAACTTAATTTAGAGAGAGCAAGATTTGCAGCTTTAAATAATGAGGTAGCTACTGTAGCTAAAGAAATTGCTTCCCAAATAGGTAGTGCTGCTGAATTTGGGGAAATGAATCGTATTCAACAAGAAGCTTTAGCTAAAGCTGTTGGTATGAATAGAGAAGAATTAGCTCAAACTTTATATGTTCAAGAACAATTAGTAGGAGTAAGTGGAAAAGAAGCAAAAAGAAGAGAAAAAATATTAAATAATAGAATTGCAGAAGTAGGTTACGCTCAAACTCAACAAGAAATGGCAGAAGAAGGTTTTGAAACCTTAGAAAAACAAGCTTCAGTTACAGATCAATTAACAGCTCTTACTGAAAAATTAAACGAAGTTTTTGTAGCAATTGCACCCGCTGTTTTAGTAATTGCTGATGCCCTTATGTTAGTTTTAACGCCTATTGTTAGGATTGTAGGATTTGTGTCTCAACTTGGAAAAATGTTGGGTGGTATACCTGCAACTATTGGATTAATGATTCCTTTACTAATGAAAGCTAAATTTATAGCTAAAGGTTTTGCACTAAATGGTTTTAAAGGAGCAGCAGCAGCAATATATAGAACTTTTGCCGCAATACCTTATGGTTTAGGTTTACCTTTAGCCATAGCTGGAGTTGCTGGGTTAGGAGCGGTTGTAAATGGTGCAAGCAAAATGTTTACAGCTGATGATTTAATGTCATCACCAACAGGAGGTTCAGGTTATGGAGATAGAATATTAGTAAGTAAAGAAGGAACATACGCTTTAAATAATAGAGACACAATCCAAGCCTCTACAGTAGGACCTACTGCCCAATCATCACAACCTGTAGTAGAAACTAAATTATATATTGATAATGAAGCATTTGCTCAAGCAAGTTCAAAATCATTCAGTAAACTTTAATATTTATAATAAAAACATAAATTATGTCACTTAAAAACAAATTAGCAAACAATGGTTCTCCATTAACTCAATTTAATGGAGCAACTCCACCAACAATGGCTGGAGCTAGTGATCAGTCTAAACTACACAATGAGTATTCTATTAATGGAAACCCCAATATGTTTGGTACTGTTAAGGTATCTCCATCTACATTAGATTTAAACGGAATAACTCCTCCTAAGTATTCAGATAACTTACCAGGATAATTAAATGCCTTTATTAGACCTAAAAACGGATCTTAAATCTTTAAGGTTTGGAAAAGATAGGAAAGGTGGTGGTAATAGTGGGCAACCATATATTAAAACCGGAATTCCAGAAACCCCATTTGAAGAAGCTATTACTTCTCCATTAGGGGTAAAAGATTTTCTATTGCGTGGTGGTCTAAATGCTATTACAGACACGGCAGAAGATGTTTTACGTTTAGGTAAAATGTTTTTAAACCCTAAAAATCCAAGTGGTTTATTATTTACTGCTAAACAAAATCTCCTTTCTCGTACAGCAGTCCGTACTCAAACAAGTGGTATATTAAATGAAGGTGTTTACACCCCTTTAGCTACTTTAGCACAAGCAGGTGTTAATGCTTTCGGAGGTCATGTAAATAAGCAAGGTATAAACCCATTTGAATTAACTGGTGCTTATTCTAATAATCCTAATTTATATGGTGTTAGAGTAAAACCAACCCAACTTCCAGGAAATAACCGATTAGTTATACTTAAAAATCTAATAGACGAAGGTACATCTAGAACCTATGGTGATGGGGAAATTTATAATCAAGGTGAAGGTGATGGGGGAATTATTTTATCATATGGTGGGGGTCCTGGATCAAACTTAGGTATAGGTAGAACTAATATAAGATATGCTGATCAAAGAACAGGCGATCAAAACGCATTAGTTTCAAATAATCCTGGATATTTTTATGGTGAACCGGGTAAAACAGGTCAAGAACCTTTTACTCCTGGTAATTATTTACAATCTTTATCTTTATTAACTACAGGAGGTTTAAATACATTAAACAGAAATTGGAACTCGATATCAAAAAAATTTAAAAGTGATTTTGGTTATATAATTAATAACGAAATTAACGAAGATGGTAGAAAATCCTATTTCCCTTCAGTATATAAACCTGGTGAAGGTAATAGTAAAAAAGAAAACAATCTTAAATCTACATTTACCCAGGGTTCAGCAGCACTTACTCAAGACCAAATTTTATCTCAAATTTTATCTAGAAATAATGGTACTACTCAAATTAGAGATTTTAGAAAACAAATTACTCCTAATACTATAGGTACTAAAGCCTATAATACAGCTAGGGAAAATGG